AAGATAAAGACAGATAATGGGATTTAAACTAGGTACAGGTAGAAGACTGAAGGCTCAAGGTGGTAACATTAAGAGTAAGTTTAAATTTAAATCTGGTGATATGGATGTTCCTGGAACACCTATATACAAAAAGAAGTTAGATGATGGTATTTTAGCTGAGGCAAATATGGACGGATCTATATTTGTAAGCAAAGACATGGATCCAAATGATCCAATGTTTAAGTATACACTAAACCACGAAATGCAGCATATAACTAAAATTAAGACCGGTGAAGAAACGTATGACGATAATGCTGTATACTACGAAGGTCAAGCTTGGCCTAGAGTTGAAATAGCAGGGCAAAACGTTATACTAGATCCAAACACCGGTAGGTATTATCCAGAAGGAAGTAAAGATCTTCCGTGGGAAAACAATAAAATATGATAAATAATTTAATAGGTGGCCTTTTTGGAAAGGTCGTAGAAAATGCAGAAGGTATACTAGATAAATGTATAACAACTGACAAAGAACGTGATGCTGCAAAGCTAGCGATTAAAAAATTAATGCTTGAAGCAGAAAAAGAAGCTTTTGCTAAAGAAGTGGAAGATCGCAAGTCTGCTAGAGATTTATACAAAGACGATGCTATTATACAAAAAGTATTAGCAACGTTATTTACAATAGCATACTTTGGAATTACTTTTGTAATGTTTAATTACTTTGTAACAGAAAGTATAGATTTAGGAGAGTTTGAAATTAGTTTTATCTCTACTATATTTGGAGCAATGAGTGCTAAAGTAAATACTATTGTAGACTTCTTCTTCGGAGGATCATCAAAGAAAAACGAACAATCAAAAGAAAAATAAAATGGGACAAAATTCAACAGTGGTAAGTTATGGGTTTGGACAATTAGGTAGTGCTTATACTACAGCTTCAAGCGACGCTATAAAACCACCTACAGGAAAAGTGTTTGTTGCTATCACTATGTTAGCTGATACTGTTTTTGATGCTACTGGAGGTTTGATAGCAGAAAGAGAACCTTTAAATGCTACGATAACAGTTGACAGATATATCGGTACAGATCAACCAGCTAATGACTTAGCAGGTGGCTCTGAGACAACAGACGAAGGCTCTGGCGGTCAAGTTGTAGACTCAGTAACATTTCCTAAAGGAGTTACTATCTATGGACGCTGGACAGAAGTAGATGTTAACTCTGGTAGCGTTGTAGCTTATATAGGAGAGTAATGCTAGGATTAGGTAACAGCATAATATACGGTGGAGCGCCTTCTGAGTTTACTATTGATAGCTTGTCCGACTTAGAGCTTTGGTTGAAGTTTAATACTGGTCAAGGCGCTATTACAGACGGTATACAATGGGACGATCAGTCTGGTAATAGTAGGCACGCTTCTCAAACAACAGATGCTCAAGAAGGATCTGGATTTAGCGGTGGTGCTTTTGTTACTGATGCAAATAATAACGACAACTTAGATTTAGCATCTACTTTTAATCTAGCTTCAGATTATTACATGTTTGTTGTTTTAAATTTATCACAAGAAAGCAACGAAACATTTGTAAGTAGTGTAGATAACTCAAGCTTTATACGATTTGGTCAAGGTGGCTCTGACGCTACTTCTTATCGTATGAAAAATGGTGGTACAACTGCTAATAGCACGCTTTCAAGTGGTTTTGGAACAGATAAGGCTATCGCAGAAGTATCGCGGGACACTAGCAATAATATTAAAATAATAAAAAACGGAACAACTTTAGGAACAAGTAGTGGTGCTGGAACTTTTGCTTTTCAGCAAATAGGTACATCATCTAACAGTGTAACTTCAGGAGAAATACACGAGGTAGTTGTTTTTAGCAGGTTATTAAGTTCTGGAGACGCTACTAGCGTAAGAGAAAACATTGCTACTAGAAATAGCATAACTTTATAATACTAATTTAATTAAATAAAATAATGGCAAAAAGAAAAACACCAAAGGTGGAAGACCTTCGTCCTAAAAATATTACAGGCGAAGAATTAAAAACAGCAAAGCAAATGACATCTAAGCTAACAGAGATGCATCATGCTTTAGGTAAAATAGAAACAGAGAAGCACGCGATGCTTCACATGTTTGGTAATTTACAAAACTCATTAGCTAAACTAGGTGAAGAGTTTAGAAATAAATACGGTACAGATGAAATAGACATTGTTACCGGTGAAATTAAATATAATAAAGATGGAACAAACAATGAAGCTGATTCGTAAAATTACGATAGGCAAAGACTATAAAATAGATTCAATGCATTATTCTGTAGGACAGGATGTATATGGAGGTCACAAAATATGTAACATCATTGAAGATGATGACAAGTACTCTATATACATTACAAAAAACAACGACGTTCTACCTTGGAAAGACTTTAACAAGAATATGGCTATATCAGTAGAATATAACTTAGAATATTAATGCAAAGTCCTTATAACTTCGTAATATCACCCGTAGGCAGTAGATACAACAATAAAGTAAGTGTTGGTGATAAAGAGTTAATAATAAATTCTGAAATATATAATCATGAGTACACTAACCGTAAAGGTATTGTGCGTTCTTGTCCTATGCTTGATACTACTGACATCAAGCCAGGAGACGAAGTCATAGTACACCACAATGTATTTCGTAGGTGGCACGATGTAAAAGGTCGTGAAAAGAATAGTAAATCTTGGTTTTCAGATGATAAGTATATTGTTAACAAAGAACAGATATTTTTAAGAAAAGTAAAAACACCACAAACTAGATTTAAAGATCCTACATGGAAGCCAATGGAAGGTTTTTGTTTTGTAAAACCTATAGTTTCTGCAGACGAGTGGAGCCAAGAGATAGAAGATCCAACAAGAGGTGTCATTAAGTATACAGATGGATCTTTTGAAATAGGTGATGTTGTAGGGTTTACACCTTTTTCTAAGTATGAATTTATCATAGACGGAGAAAAATTATATAGAGTATACTCTAAATTTATTACAATTAAATATGAGCACGAAGGAAACGAAGAAACGTATAATCCTAGCTGGGCGCAAAGCAGTTGATGAGTTAATTAAAGTTGCTCAAGAGCAAATTATAACAAACACAGAAGATGATGTGTCTGCTGATCGATTGAAGAACGCTGCTGCTACTAAAAAGTTAGCTATATTTGATGCATTTGAAATCCTCAACCGTATACAAGAAGAAGAAAATATTTTGGAAGGAAAGACACAAGAAGAGAAAAAAGACAGAGTATTTAAAGGCTTCGCGGAAGGCAGATCGAAATAATAGCGTTTTTGATGTACGAACAAAGTTTATATAAAATAGTTGAACCAGTTAAGAAGACAACAATAAGTCGACTTAACAAAAAACGTAAATGGAAATATGGATATAATAAAGAACATGACATTGTGGTTATCTCAAAAACTGGGCAAATTGGACAGATATTGGAGATACAAGGTTTGCGAATTGGGTTGCCATCTAAACCGCAAACAGTGCACATGCACAACGACAAGTGGCAAAAAATAGATTACCCTAAAGAATTAGGTAAACTTAAAAGTATTTTTGACTGGAGAGCATATCCAGAAGAAAGCAAAGATAAGTGGTATGATTTTATAGACGAAGAGTTTAAGCGCAGAGACGAAGGCTTTTGGTTTATGAACGATAGCAAACCTACATATATAACAGGTAGCCATTACATGTATTTACAATGGAGTAAAATAGATGTTGGTGCCGCTGACTTTAGAGAAGCTAACAGACTGTTCTTTATATTTTGGGAAGCTTGTAAAGCTGATAAACGATGCTACGGTATGTGTTATTTAAAAAACAGACGTAGTGGTTTTTCTTTTATGTCTAGTGCTGAAACTGTTAACTTAGCTACTATTTCAAGTGACTCTAGATATGGAATACTATCTAAAAGTGGATCTGATGCAAAGAAAATGTTTACCGATAAGGTTGTACCAATATCTATTAACTATCCTTTCTTCTTCAAACCGATTCAAGATGGTATGGACAGACCTAAGAGTGAGCTTGCTTATAGGGTTCCTGCAAGTAAGTTTACGCGTAGAAAAATTACTGCGAACGAAAAGCAAGAGGAGCTGGTTGGACTTGACACTACTATTGATTGGAAAAACACAGGCGACAATAGTTATGATGGAGAAAAGCTTAATCTTTTAGTTCACGATGAAAGTGGTAAGTGGGAAAGACCTGATAATATATTAAACAATTGGCGAGTAACAAAAACTTGTCTGAGATTAGGTAGTAGAATTATAGGTAAGTGTATGATGGGTTCAACATCAAACGCTTTAGATAAAGGTGGTGATAACTTTAAAAAGTTGTATAACGACAGTGATGTCACAAAAAGAAATAGAAATGGTCAAACACGCTCTGGTTTATATTCTTTGTTTATCCCAATGGAATGGAACTATGAAGGATTTATTGATGAGTTTGGACGACCTGTGTTTACTACACCAGGAAGAGAGTGTTATGGACCAGACGGTGAACTAATAGATATTGGTGTTATTGATCACTGGAACAACGAAGCTGATGGTCTTAGAGATGACCAAGACGCATTAAACGAGTTTTATAGACAGTTTCCACGAACTGAAGAACACGCGTTTAGAGATGAAACAAAAAATAGTATATTTAACTTAGTTAAGATATACGAACAAATAGATTATAATGAAGAAGCTACAAGCTCTGCAGCTGTAAACGTTGGAAATTTTCAGTGGGCTAACGGTGTTAAAGATACGACAGTAAACTTTTATCCAGATCCAAACGGTAGGTTTAAAGTAAGTTGGGTTCCGACAATAGGCATGCAGAACAGAGTGGTTGTTAAAAACGGAGTAAAATATCCAGGTAATGAACACGTTGGCGCTTTTGGCTGCGATAGCTATGATATTAGTGGTACTGTTGATGGTAGAGGATCCAAAGGATCTCTTCATGGATTAACTAAGTTTTCAATGGAAGATGCTCCTCCAAACCACTTTTTTTTAGAATATGTAGCTAGACCACAAACCGCTGAAATGTTTTTTGAAGATGTGTTAATGGCATTAGTATTTTATGGTATGCCGTTGCTAGCAGAAAATAATAAACCAAGATTATTATATTATCTAAAACGTAGAGGTTATAGAGGCTTTAGTATGAATAGACCAGATAAAGTTTGGAATAAATTATCAGTTGCTGAAAGAGAAGTAGGAGGTATACCAAACTCTAGTGAAGACATAAAGCAAGCTCACGCAGCTGCTATTGAAATGTATATAAATGATCACGTTGGTCATAAAGGTAGTGGTAACTACGGTAATATATATTTTAATGAAACTTTGTTAGACTGGGCTAAGTTTGATATAAACAAGCGTACAAAGTTTGATGCAGCTATTAGCTCTGGTTTAGCTATTATGGCTTGTAATAAAAACCTATACAGACCACACCCAGAAAAAATTAAAAAAGCATTAAATATAAATATTGCTAAATATAGCAATAATGGCAATAATTCAAAATTAATTAAACAATGAATACAGCAGGAATAATTAGTAATTATTTTCCAAGTCAAGCTGTTAGTGATCTTGAAAAAATAAGCTATGACTACGGTTTAAAAATAGCAAAAGCTATTCAACAAGAGTGGTTTCATGGCGGTACAAACTCAGGAACAAACTATAGCACTGGTTCTAGGTATGCAGGAAATCAAGCAGATTTTCATAGATTAAGATTATACGCTAGGGGAGAACAAGGTATACAAAAATATAAAGACGAACTTTCTATAAATGGTGATTTAAGTTATCTAAACTTAGACTGGAAGCCTGTTCCTATTATACCTAAGTTTGTAGATATTGTTGTTAATGGTATTGCAGAAAGAACTTACGATATTTCTGTTACAGCACAAGATCCGTATGGCGTTGAGAAAAGAACTCAGTACTTAGAGGATTTGATAATGGACATGGAGCAAAAAGATATTAATGAATTTGCTCAAGAGAAGTTTGGAATAAATGTGTTTAACACTGACCCTGACACTCTTCCACAAAATCCAGAAGAATTAGATCTTCACATGAAGCTAAATTTTAAGCAAGCTGTAGAGATTGCTGAAGAGCAGGCTATAAACGTTTTAATGGAAGGTAATAGATACGAGCTTATAAAAAAGAGGTTTTTCTATGATCTAACAGTACTAGGTATTGGCGCTGTTAAAACAGGTTACAATACATCTGAAGGAGTAACAATAGATTATGTTGATCCAGCTAATTTAGTTTACTCTTACAGTGAGTCACCATACTTTGAAGATGTGTACTACGTTGGTGAAGTTAAGCACGTTCCTTTAAATGAGCTAGCAAAAGAGTTTCCTCATTTAAGCCAATTTGATCTTGAAGAAATATCTAAATCTTCAAATAGCTACTACAAGTCTTATAATAGACAAGACGACAAAGATAATAATATTGTTCAAGTTTTATACTTTAACTATAAAACATACATGAACGATGTTTACAAAATAAAACAAACTGCGTCAGGCGCTGACAAAGTTATACAAAAAGATGATACTTTTAATCCTCCAGAAAATATGGAAGGAGATTTTGGTAGATTAGAAAGAGCTATAGAAGTTTTATATGATGGAGCATTTATTGTAGGTTCTGAAAAACTGCTTAAGTGGGAGTTGTGTAAAAACATGCTAAGACCAAAAAGCGACTACACTAAAGTTAAAATGAACTACTCTATGGTAGCTCCAAGAGTTTACAATGGTAAAGTAGAAAGTCTTGTTAGTAGAGTTACTGGCTTTGCTGACATGATTCAGCTTACACATTTAAAGCTACAGCAAGTCATGTCTAAGATGGTTCCAGACGGAGTTTATTTAGACGCTGATGGTTTAGCTGAAATTGATCTTGGTAATGGAACTAATTATAACCCACAAGAAGCGTTGAATATGTATTTCCAAACTGGTTCTGTTATCGGTAGATCATTTACGCAAGATGGAGATATTAATCCAGGTAAAGTACCTATTCAACCAATAGTAGGTACAGCTAACGGAAATAAGATACAAGCTCTTATAGCAAACTATAATTATTATTTACAAATGATTCGTGATGTTACCGGGCTTAACGAGGCTCGTGACGGTAGCATGCCTGATAAAAACGCTTTAGTTGGAGTACAAAAACTAGCTGCTGCTAATAGTAATACAGCAACTAGACACATACTACAAGCTGGTTTGTTTTTAACAACAGAGGTTGCTGGATCTTTATCACTTAGAATATCTGACATACTAGAATATTCGCCTACAGCAGACGCTTTTATTCACGCTATTGGTTCTCACAACGTAGCTGTGCTTGACGAAATGGCAGAGTTACACTTATATGATTTTGGTATATTTATCGACTTATCTCCAGACGAAGAAGAAAAAATGAAGCTTGAGAATAATATACAACAGTCATTACAAGCTGGTAATGTAGACTTAGAAGATGCTATAGATATTAGAGATATTAAGAATACAAAGCTCGCTAATAAAATGCTTAAAGTTCGCAGAGAGCAAAAGCTAAAAAGAGACCAAGCTATTCAGCAACAAAATATTGCTGCTCAAGCTAACGCTAACGCGCAAGCTCAGCAAGTAGCTGCTCAAGCTGAAATTCAAAAACAACAAGCTTTAGTCAATATAAATTCTCAGCTAGAAATGGTTAAGTTTCAAAACGAGTTGCAAAAGCAAAATGAAGAAGTTAGAGCTAAGATGATGTTAATGGAAAAAGAGTTTCAGTATAACATGATGCTTAAGAGAACAGAGACTGATGGAATAAAAAACAAAGAAAAACAAAAAGAAGATCGTAAAGACGAAAGAACAAGAATACAAGCGTCGCAGCAAAGCGAGCTTATAGAACAAAGAAAAACAGGTGGTTCACCTAAAAACTTTGAATCCGCAGGTAATGATATACTTGGAGGTGGATTTAACTTAGGTGCATTTGAACCTAGATAAACACTAATTTTTTATATTTTATATTATGGAACAAGAAATTGAAAACGTTGAGAAAACTCAACAAGTAGAAGAAACTAAATTTGAAACAGCTGACGATAACTCAGTGATCAAAGTAGACTTAAGTAAACCAACAACAACAGAAGAAGATGAAAAACCAGAAGAAGCTCCAACAAGCGAGGCTGACGACACAGGAGTGGCTGGAAGCGATGAAAGTACCGAGCCCGCACAAGAACAAGAAGAAGTACAGCCGCAAGGAGAAGTACAAGAAGAGTTACCAGTATTAGAAGAGATAACTGAAGAGCAGGTTGAAGAGCAAGTTGAAGAACTTGTTGAAGAAGTTGAAGAAGCTATAGCTGAAGCTCAAGAAACAGGTGAGCCTTTACCAGAAAATATTCAGAAGCTCGTAGAGTTTATGAGCGAAACTGGTGGTGACTTAGAAGACTATGTTAGATTAAATCAAAACTTTGATGATTATGATAACACAGCTTTGTTAAGAGAATATTATAAGCAAACTAAACCTCATCTAGATAGTGAAGAAGTTGACTTTTTAATGAAAGACAGCTTTGATTACGACGAAGAAATAGATGAAGAAAAAGATATTAGAAAAAAGAAAATAGCCTTAAAAGAGCAAGTTGCTGAGGCTAAAGCCTACTTAGACGGGCAAAAGTCTAAATATTACGAAGAGATTAAAGCTGGTTCAAAGCTAACTTCTGAACAACAGAAAGCAATGGACTTTTTTAATCGATACAATAAAGAGTCTCAAGAAAATGAGAAGCGTAGTAGAAAAGCTACTGATGTATTTATGCAAAAGACTAACAAAGTCTTTAACGACAATTTCAAAGGTTTTGAATATACTGTCGGCGATAAAAAATACAGAGTAAATGTTAAAGATATTGATAGAGTAAAAAGCAAGCAAGGCGACATTAATAACTTCGTCAAAAAGTTTTTGAATGAGCAAGGTACAATGGAAGATGCTGCTGGTTATCACAAATCTCTTTATACGGCTATGAACGCTGATGCTATCGCTAAACATTTCTACGATCAAGGTAAAGCAGACGCTGTTAAAGATAGTGTGGCTAAAGCTAAGAATGTAGATATGAATCCTAGACAAGAACATAGAACTTTTGAACCTCAAGATGGTTTGAAGTTTAAGGTTTTAGGAGATACAAAAAATAGAGACTTTAAGTTTAAAAAACGAAAATAAATTATTAACCCATTTAAATTAATATAAAAATGGCAATTACAAGTGCAAATGGTATAGATGCAGCTCCAAGGCAAGTGGCGCTAGCAACTAACTATATCGATTTTACTACTGCTGCAACTGAAGGTTGGGCACAGCAGTACTTACCAGACCTTATGGAAAAAGAAGCTGAGGTTTACGGTAAAAGAACAATTTCAGGTTTCTTAGCTCAAGTTGGAGCAGAAGAGCCATCAATGAGTGATAGAGTTGTTTGGTCTGAGCAAGGACGTTTACACTTAGCATACACTGCAACATGTGAAGATGCTGTAGGTGGTAACGACGATGCTTCTGATAACAGATTTACAGTTATCAATGACGTAGATGGAAACACTATCGCTGCTGGTACTCATGGTATTCGTGTTGGTGATACAGTTTTAATTTCTAACTCTACTCTTACATTGAGAGGTTACGTTAATCAAGTTAACGCTGCTGACAACAACATGCAAATCTTACCTTACGCTGAAGCTGATTTTGATGCTGCAGGTTTTTCTGACAGTGCAGGTGCTGGTGCATACCGCATCTTAGTTTATGGTTCTGAATTTGCAAAAGGTTCTGCTGGTCGTGCTTCGGCTAACTCTCCAAACTTTGTTTCTCACCAAAACAAGCACATCATCCTAAAAGACTTCTTCGAAGTTGCTGGATCTGATACTGCTCAAATTGGTTGGATTGAAGTTGCTGGTGAAGCTGGACAAAACGGATATTTATGGTATTTAAAAGCTGAAGGTGACACTCGTTCACGTTTTGCTGACTACCTTGAAATGTCTATGATGGAGTCTCAGTTCGCTGTTGCTAACTCTGTTGTTGAGAACACTGGTTTAGGATTAGGTGCTTCTACTACTGGTATTGATGCTGGTACTGAAGGTTTATTCGCTGCAATCGAAGCTAGAGGTCACCAAACAACTGGTGTTACTGGATTTACTGCCGCTACTGATTTAGCTGAATTTGATGCTATCTTAGCTGTGTTTGATCAAAACGGTGCT